ACACCGTAAGCAGCGGGCAAAGGAGGCGTGAATGTCTAATACGAACGACGCGGGGGCTAATGCTCCCGCTTTTGTTTTACGTGATTTGAAATCAAGCGATGTGTGGCAACTCGTCCGCGTGCTCAGGAGATTCAACCTGCGGGAAGCACGCAAGCTGATCGACCAGGACACTCTTAAGAAAGCAAAATTTGAGAGGCCGATGAAACTGGTCGACGGCGAGCTTGTGCCTATGCTCCCGGATGAATGGACGGAAGCACAGCGAAAGGCCTTCCGCGAAGCAAAGAAGGCAAGCGACGAGCTTACATGGCAGGCCCTCGACATCCTGATCAATAACATTGCCGGATGTGAAGACGAGGTCAACAAGCTTTTAGCCATGGGCATCGAGAAAGATATTAATTTCATCCGGAATATGGACGCCGGAGACTATCTCAACCTGATCGTACAGTACGTGACGCGTGAGGGATTCTCCGATTTTTTTATGCAGGCGCAGTCCTTGCTGGAAAGGACGGGGGCATCGCGAGGCTCTATCGTATCTGCGGCGACGTTGATCAAATGATCAATACGTGCCTTACGGTCGGTTGCTTGTTTGAGGTTATAAAAGACGTCTATAAGCAGGATGAGCACGCAACGAAGTTCAGGAAGTGGCTCGCATGGGGCCACGGAAAGTCCTTCGGAGAATACTGGGGTGAAGAATATGCCGGCTAATAATTTACAGGAAGCTGGGCTGATATTAACAGCGCAGGGGGCGGACGAGTTCAAGTCTGCGATGAAAGGCATCTCTGCGGCGACGAAAGAGGCCTACTCTGAGCTGAAGCTCGCCCAGTCCCAATATGACAAGAATACCTCCGCCACGGAAAAGCTGGCTGACCGACAGAAGTATCTCCAGAAGATGACGGAGGAGTACACCAAGAAAGAGCAGCTCCTGCGTGCGGAACTGGCACAGATGGAGAATGCTGAGGAGCGCGATGAGGCCGCGATCGCGAAGAAGAAAGCGGAGATCAACAACTGCAAAGCATCCCTGAACAAATACGAAGACGCCCTGAAGGACGTCACGAAGCAGATCGAGGGGCATTCCGCGCAGCTGAAGGAATGGGGCGACAAGCTCAAGGATGTGGGCGGCAAAATGCAGAGCCTCGGCGGCACGCTGACAAAATCCGTGACCGCACCGATCATGGGCGTGGGAGCCGCGTCAGTGGTCGCGTGGAAAGAGGTCGATGAAGGTCTCGATATCGTGACCAAGAAGACCGGGGCAACCGGAGAAGCTCTCGAGGACATGCAGAACAGGACGAGGAACATCGCCAAGACCATGCCGACGGACTTCGCGACGGCGGGCACTGCGGTCGGTGAAGTCAACACTCGATTCGGCCTTACCGGAGACGCCCTCGAAGATCTGTCTGTAAAATTTATTAAATTCGCGGAACTGAATGACACGGACGTGTCCTCCTCGATCGACAACGTGCAGTCCATGATGGAAGCATGGGGCGTCGAGACAAAGGACGCCGGGCTGATGCTCGACCTGCTCACCAAGGCAGGCCAGGACAGCGGCGCGTCGGTAGACACGCTCTCTCAGCAGCTCATGCAGAACAAGACGGCTTTGGACGAGATGGGCTTCTCGCTGGATGAATCCGTCGACCTTCTTGCGAACTGTGAGAAAAACGGTATCGATACCTCGACAATGCTGGGCGGCCTGAAGAAGGCGCTGCAGAACAGCGCGAAAGAGGGCAAGAGCTCAGCGGACGCGCTTTCAGAGCTCCAGGAGAAACTCATGGGCGCCGAGTCCGATGCGGAAGCCTCGCAGATCGCGATGGAACTTTTCGGAAATAAAGCAGGCCCGGCGATCGCTGACGCCTGCAGAGACGGGCGGCTGTCCCTGGAAGATCTCGGCTATTCCATGGAAGACCTCGCCGGAACGACGGAGACGACCTTCGGGGAGATCCAGGATCCGCTCGACCAGATGACGCCGATCCTCAACACGCTGAAGGACACAGGCGCGCAGCTTGTCACGGACCTCGGCCCGGCGATCGTTGAGGTTTTGGGATTTATATCCGAAAAAGTCTCCGCACTTAATGAGTGGTGGGGAGGACTTGACGAGAGGCAGAAGACCGTGATCCTCACGCTGGCAGGACTCCTCGCGGCACTTGGCCCTGTGCTGAGCGTGGTCGGGTCCGTGGTAAGCGCGATCGGGTCACTGGTCACGATCATGGGGGCGGCCTCTGCCGGAGGCGGAGTGATGGCTGCGGTCATAGGTGCCTTAACCGGTCCAATCGGTATTGCCGTGGCGGCCATTGCGGCCCTGATCGCTGCCGGGATCGCCCTGTATCTGAATTGGGATACAGTCTGCCAGTGGGCCACGACAACAAAGGAGAATGTCCTGCAGGCGTGGGAGTCGATCAGGTCCGGGATTTCCGAAAAGATCGAGAGCGCGAAGGAAAAAGTCCATGACGCCATTGAAAAGATCAAAGGATTTTTTGATTTTGAATGGAAGCTCCCGCACATTGACCTCCCTCACTTCTCGATCGACGGCGAGTTTTCCCTGAATCCTCCATCCATCCCGCACTTCAGCGTGGACTGGTATAAATCAGGCGCCATATTCAACGGCGCTTCGATCATCGGCGTCGGAGAAGCCGGCCCGGAAGCGGTCGTGCCTCTTTCCGGCGAAAGCATGCGCCCCTTCGCCAGGGCGATTGCTGAGGAGATGGGAGACGGCGAGACATACACGATCATCGTGCCGGTCATGCTCGACGGCAGGGAGATCGCAAGGGCAACAGTAACATATACACGTGAGGAACTGAGGCGCCTCGACAGAATTGACAGCAGAAAGGCGGGGCTTGCATGGTAAAGACAAAGATTGACGGGCAGTATATCGAGGATCTCATCACCGGGTTCAGGACGCTCGGCGTAGATGGACGCGAAGAGCTTGATCTTGATGTGGTCAGCTCCGAGATCGATACAAGCGACGGCGGACGATACATGCGGCGCAGAATCAAGAGCAGAACGCTGAAAGTCCATTTTTACCTCTCGGACGATACTGCAGCTGGGTTTTCGGCAAAATTCGATGCGCTTAAAAATAAGCTGCACAGCATCAAAGAATCGCAGATCATATTTTCTGACGATGCTGGGGTCTACTTTACAGGCACATTCCGGAAGCTGACACTGGCATACAAGGGGAGCGAGGTCACTCGCGGAACCATCGAGATCTTCTGCGCAGATCCGTTTAAATATGCCGTTTCCGAAACAGTCATTAATGCGGTTAATGGTCAGATCACAGCTGAATATGGCGGAACGTATCCGGCGCATCCGATTCTGACGGCGCAGAGCGAGTTACACGACTGCGGGTTCTATTCGTTTGAAGACGAGGCTGGGCATCTAATCCAGATCGGCAACCCGGACGAGGAAGACAGGGAAGAGATTCCGGATGATGATTATGCTTATGAATCTATCGACGCCAATTTCGGTTCAAGTTATGAGCCATATGTCCCGACATGGTACCCAGGTTATGCTCGTCTGCTGTATGGATATGAGACAGGCAGCATTGGATTCCAAAGCGCACCGGCCTATGTCTATGCGTTGCCTGAGCTCCCCGGAGGGGAACCGAACACATATTTCGGACCTGCACTGGGAGCATCGACGAATAAACTACCTAATTTTACGTGCAGTTTTTTGCATTGGTTCGAGCCGTCTGGGAACCAGGGCGGTGGCTTCGATATTTATTTTAATAATACAGGCGGCGGGAATATCTGCGGAGTATGCATTCGCCGAAACAAAGGAGATGTGATAAAGGCATATCTGATCGTTAAGGGAAACGTAGTCAAGACAACAACCTACACGCTTGCTAGTAATCCTTTTGGTAGCGTATGGCATACAGAAACAATTTCCAAATATCTTGGAACCGTCAACTTTGACGTAGGAGGCGTGACGTTTTCCGTCACTGACCCGGATCTCGCAGACCGCTCATATGACATTAAGAATATCTCATTCATCATCTATAAGCAGCCTGGCGCGGATCAAATTGGCGCGAACAATGCCTTGAAAAACATCCAGTACAGAGGATACCCGAACACGTCGATTGACTTTCACAACATTATTCCAATGCGGGGCTTAGTGGAAGTCGATACTGGCAGCGGTGAGATATCTGTCAATGGCGACGCTCAGCCGGACATCGGAAGCA